CACCGTGAAGAACGTGGGGCACGCCAACAAGGACTGGGGCCCGATCAACTGGCAGCAGCTGGACAGCCTGCTGCACGCCATGAAGGGCGAGTACCGCACCGTGCAGTGCGGGCCGCAGGGAACACGCTGGTTGCTGCACACGACGCCGGTCATCACTGACACCTTCCGCAAGGCCTGCGCGGTCCTGTCGGTGTGCCGGGCCTTCGTCGGGGCGGAAGGCGGCCTGATGCACGCCGCGGCCGCCGTCAAGGTGCCGGCGGTGATCGTCTTCGGCGGATTCATTTCACCGCAGGTCACTGGATACGCGCAAAACCGCAATCTTTTCACCGGGACGGGGTTAGGATGCGGGATGCGTATCGACTGTTCCCATTGCCAAGCCGCGATGGCGCGAATCAAGCCTGCCGAAGTGCTGGCCAACCTCAAGGAGATCCTGTGAAATTCGTCCACGGATGGTGGTTCCCCGCACACGAACTGCACCTTCCGGTGTGGATGGATCATCAGAAGAACCGGGTGTTCCTCAACGGCCGGCGCGCGTACCAAGGCAAGAAACAGATTGCTGCCCTCAGTCGCTGCAAGAAGCACCGCGTTGCGATAGACGTGGGGGCGCACATCGGGCTGTGGTCGTTCAACCTGGCGCACGAGTTCGGCGCGGTCTATGCCTTCGAGCCCGTCGCCGACCACCGCGAGTGCTTCGAGAAGAACATGGCCGGCGTCGGTCAGCACGTCCACCTGAAAGCGATGGCGCTGGGCGCGGAAGCCGGCAGCATCAGCATCGCGACCGAAGCTGGCAGCAGCGGCAACTCCACGGTGAGCGGTCCCGGCAGTATCCCGATGGTCACACTAGACAGCCTCGAGCTCCCAGACGTGGACTTCATCAAGATCGACTGCGAAGGGTACGAAGAGAACGTGCTGCGCGGCGGCATCGAGACGATCAAGCAGTACAAGCCTGTGATCATCGTCGAGCAGAAGCGGGACATGGCATCGAAGATGGGGTTGAAGCCCCTCGGTGCGGTGCTCTTCTTGAAGACCCTCGACTACAAGGTGGCCGAGGAAATCAGCGGAGACTTCATCATGGTGCCCGAATGACGATTACCAAACGCATCGACGGGATCACCGCGATCCCACCCAGCCACCGGCACGAGATCATTCCCGCCCCCCGGTCGTGCAAGATCGAGACAGGCAAGGGCTGCAACTACGCCTGCTCGTTCTGTGTGCGCAGCATCCGCAAGAACGACACAGGCGACATGGACCGGGCGCTCTTCTCCCGGGTCATCCGAGAACTGCGCGCGGCCGGCGTCGACGAGCTGGGGCTTTTCTACATCAACGAGCCCTTCGTCTCCAAGTGGCTGCCGGAAGCGATCGCCGAGGCGAAGGAGGTGGGCTTCCCCTACACATTCATCACGACCAACGGCAGCGCGCTCACCGCAGCCCGCGTGAAAGCCTGCTTCGAGGCCGGCCTGGATAGTCTGAAGTTCAGCATCAACTTCAGCGATGCCCGCCAGCTCGCCGACGTGGCCAAGGTCAGCGAACACTTCTGGCGCAAGGCGATCGAGAATCTGAAGATGGCGCGGCGCATCCGCGACGAGGGCGGCTACAAGTGCCGCATCTACGCCAGCAGCATTCAGTTCGACGGCGAGCAGGGCGAGAAGATGGCGCGCGTGGTCGAAGAGATCCGGCCCTTCGTCGACGAGTTCTACTGGCTGCCTCTGTACGGCATGAGCGGCGCCACCAAGGCCGCAGGCTGGGAACCGCAGCCAGGCAACCCCGGGCGTCTCGACGCCATGCGCGAGCCCCTGCCCTGCTGGGCCTGCTTCACAGAGGCCCATGTGACCGCGGACGGCCATCTGGCAGCGTGCTGCTTCGGGAGCGGCCTCGAGGGCGACCTGATGATGGCTGACCTCAACAACGTGTCATTCATGGATGGGTGGAATTCGCAGGCGTTTCAAGACTTGCGTCGCGCGCATCTCGCCAAGGACGTGAGCGGAACAGCATGCGCTGAATGCGCAGCGGGGTGACCCATGAAGCATCTCCGGGTATTCATCGGCTACGACGCCCGCGAGCACGCCGCCGCCATGGTGGCGGCGAAGTCCCTGCGAGACATGACCGACGGCGAGCTCGAGCCTGAGTTCCTGTGCACCGACAAGCTCGTGGCGCAGGGCCTCTACTGGCGGCCTGTGGATCACCGTGGCAGCCAGAACTACGACATAGTCAGCGATGCACCGGCCAGCACAGACTTCGCGGCATCGCGCTTCCTGACGCCGATCCTGTGCCAGACCGGGTGGGCCCTGTTCGTGGACTGCGATGTGGTCTTCATGGAAGACCCTCGAGAGATGTTTCGCGATGTCATCTTGGGCCGCTCGGTGTATGTCGTCAAGCACGAGCACGAGCCCACCGAACTGTGGAAGATGGTCAACCAGAAGCAGACTGCGTACCTCCGCAAGAACTGGTCATCGGTCATGCTGTTCGACTGCGCGCACCCAGCCAACCGACGGCTGTCACTGCGGGACATCAACGAGAGGCCTGGCCGGGATCTGCACGCCTTCTACTGGCTGCACGACAGCGAGATCGGTGAGCTCGACAGGCGCTGGAACTGGCTGGTGAATGTGGAACCACCACCGTGGGAAGGTACCGATACCGGTATCGCTCACTTCACGCTGGGCGGCCCGTTCAACGAGGGGTGGGCCGGCGCGCTGCACGACGACATCTGGCTGCGGGCTCAAGGATAGGTTCCGATACGCACTATGGTTGGGTGGTTGCCAGAGCACACATAGACGAGCGTGAACGTCAGCTTCCTCCCCGCGCCACCAACCACTCTCCACGGGCCGAAAGGCTGTAGCTCCAGCGATGCGTCTTTCGCTCGCCACAAGTCCGCCTCGACAATGTAGGCTGCCCCCGTGTTATCGCGGGCTATTGCAGGGGGCACCAACAGGCAGTCCCTCGTCTTGTGCATCACGCCGGATAGCAGCAGATCCTTTCCTTCGACGTGGGCCTCCAGCACCTTCCAGTCTTTCACTACTGGCCGCGTGTCGTTGTACTGCTCATAGATGTAGTCGGACCACGTAGGGAATAGCGCAGCGAGCACGAAACCGAACACCACCCCCAGCGCCAGAAAGACGGGTTGCTTGGTGACGTACTGTGTGGCACGAAAAATCATTTGCCGCCCCCGAACTTCATCACGAGGTACACCCCGACTCCGACGAAAGCAGAACCCAGGAACGCCAGCAACCTGGCGCCGAGCCACTGCGAGGAATCTGACTTGGCCCGATGCTTGAACCCCGCGTAGACGTTGTCGACGAACAGAGACATCAGCTCGGTGTCGGACATGATTTTCCGCGCCGCGTCAACGAGGGCGGACACCATCACTCGGTGCTCTGCAACGGGATCCTCCATCTCATTTTCCTGGGGGTGAGCCTGCTTTTGCCAGCATGGATGGTGCCGTCTGTTCGCCCGTCGTGACCTCCGGGTTCAGGATGGCTTCGAGAGCCTTCAGGATCGGAGCATCGGAACGCAGACCGATAGTACCCTTGATGTGCTCCATCAAGTCCTTGAGCCACCGTACTGCCTCGGCGCGCCACGAGCCGCGACCGTTGAACTTCTCGCTCAGAATGCGCGTCGCGTTTTTCGCCCAGTACTCGCTGGGGTTGACGAGCTCGTAGTGTTCGGCGGTGTTGAGCGTGCGGTCGTAGAACTTGTCGAGGACTTCCTTGCGGGCTTCCGGGGTGAACCCGTTCTCAACAGCATCACGCGCTCGCTTTAGCGCAGCCGCTACCTCGGGTTTCGACTCGCTGGTCTTCTTGATTTCAGCATCAATCGCGGCGCGCCACTCACGGCGGATGCCGTCGCGCATCTCGGTGGGCATCATCCGCTCGGTGTGGTGCAGGATCTCGTGCGTCGCGCCCTCGGTCCCGTCGAAGCCTTCGACCAAGCGGATCAGTTGCCGCGCGCTGTTGTACGCGCCACGCTCGCCCTTCGTTGCTGCGTCTTTGGAGATCGTCGTGACGTGCAGACCCTCTTGACCCTCGAAGCCTTTGGCTAGGTTGGGGTTGCGGTCCAGCATCCACAAGGCGAGCGAGACGCCATCCTTGTCCAGCGTGCCGTCGGCCATGCCCTTCTGCAACGCGGTACGGACAGCCGCAATGCCGCGATCGCTCACCGGCGGCGCGGCGTCGGCCTGCTGCTTCTGCTGCTCGTGCATGAAGCCTTCGTCGATCTTGGGCAGGTCGAGATGGTGGCTGATGTTTGGGTCGTTGGGATCGAAAGTTCCGCGATTGTTGGTAGCGGACTTGATTTGGGTTGGCTCGAAAGCAACGTAGCTATCCTTGCCTTTGTCTTCAAACTCATTGCGATACACAAGACCGTCATATCCTTCTTTTTTGGCCTTGGCGATGGCATCTTTCCACGACCCCACTTGATCCTTCACGCGCTTCGGATTTTTGATCGACAGATAGGCCTCCGTGCGGTTCATCGGTTCACTGTCTTGATCGTTTTCCGCCAGTTCCCGAGCGAAGTTTTCGACGTCTCTGCGCGCGGATTTCTCCGAGGCGAAGCCTTCTTCTCCGCGGATCTCGTAGGAGTCATCTGTACCACTCTTCCAGTACCAGCGACCGTTCTCTTCGTTCACTGAAGAGTTGCGTATGTAGTCGTCCACCGCAAAGCCGACGTTTCGATCCTCTGCGGCCTGCTTCGTACCGAAGTGGAAACCGTCTTCCCCAACACGCGGAACAGGGTTGTCATTGGCGTCGAACCCACCAGAGTGATGCACCACCAAAGGTTCACCTTTCTCGTCGACAACCTTGCTTTTCCTAAACCAGTTACGAAACGCGGGTGTTTTGGTCTGCAGCAGGTCGAGGTTCAAGTGCTCGTCGCCCCTGTTTGCTTCGGTGATCGCGTCGCGATGCTTCTTGCTCAGACCAAGCGTGTCGAGCTGATCTACGACAGCTTGCCGCATGGCGCCTTCCGGTGCCGTGCCGCTTTCAGCCCAAGCGCGGGCCGCAGCCTTTACTTCAGCTTTCTTTGCGCCACCTTCATTGCCTTGTCCGGCTGCAGCGCCTTCGTTGTTACCACCTTCGGCCGCTGCATTGCGGTTGGCCCCGACATCGTTGGCAGGGGCTTGAGTGCCTTTACCGCTTGGGGCATTGGTACCTTGGAGGTCTTCATTTACTTTCCCTTCGGTTGTCGACTTGCCTTGCGCTTCACGCTGTACGCGATTGCCAGTGCCTGTTTCTGCGGGCGCCCCGCCCTCATTTCCGTTGCCACGTTCTTGCTGAACGCCTTCTTGCTTGGTGACTTTTGCAGCGGCATTGGGTTCTCCTTCAGTGGCTTCACCTGCGGGAATCTTCTCGCCCTTCGAGGGTGGGTCGAGCTTGTCAGCCTCGGCCAACAGGTGCTTCTTGATGTCTGGATCCACGGTGTCGCGCGCGGCCTTGCGCAGCTCGGTCGCATCGTCGAGCTTCTTCTGCGTAGCCTTCTCGGCCTTGATGTCCTTCTCGACCTGGGCAGCGCGCTTCTCCAAGGCCTTTCTCACCGGCTCGGACGGGTTGTTCGCCAACTCCCGTTCGATGGCGAGCAAGCGGGGGTCGAGGTCCGGCGCCTTGGCCGGCTCGATGACTTCGGGCGGGAGCTCTGTTGCTCGCCCGACCGGGATAGGCGGCTCCTGTGGGGCTCCAGCGGGCTCGACGTTGCGAACCGGGAGCTGGGTAGCCTCGCCGACCGGAACGGGCTCTGCGCGCTCCTGCGCGGCCGCAGCGTCCGTTCGACCTTGGTTCTGCTGGCGGCGTGCCTCGACCATCGCCGGCGTGCCTTCGGTCGCCGCCGCTTCCGCCCGGATAGCCTCGGTCGGCACCGGCGTGGCGGGCATGTCCGACGTGAGCGTGTCGACGAGGTCTGGCCGGCCGGGGACGGCGGGGATCTGCTCGCCGGCGCGCCGCGGTGCGCCACCAGGTTCTCCACTCACGGCAGGGCGCAACGGCGCCTCGCCGATGGGCCGCGGTTCGATGCCCAGCTTCGACACGCTGGCGCCGGGCGGCACAGTGGTCTGGCCTTGCTGCAGTTCAACGGGCGCGCCGCCGGCGCCGGGAGACGTTTCCCAGTCGGGGGTCAGATCGCCTAGCGGACTTTCCGGTGGCGGGCGCAACGGAGTGCCCGGCGGCCTCACGTCCTCGAAGCCTTGATCGAGCCCCGGGTTGAATGCCACTTCTTCCGGTGCGACCGCTCTCGGCCCCGTACCTGGCGCAGGCTTGCTGCCCGCCATGCGCTTTTGTGCGAAGTCACTGGCAAGCACAGCACGTACCGCTGGTCGAGCGAATACTGCGGCAGCACCCAAAGTTGCAGCAGGAGCATGGATCAGCGCGCCGAGCAGGATGTCGTGATAGGTCGGGCCCTTCGCCCCCGCACGACCCTTCTTCGCCGCGAGGCCTTCATCCCCGAACTGCTGTGCGAACTTCGCAATCTGAAGTGCCGGACCATCTAACTTAGCCCCATCCTCCAACGCTCTGCCGTACACCTTCGCGTTGACTTCACCCGGCTTGCCGTCCATCGCGTCGTCAAGCAGATACGTCTTGGCAATGCGCACTCGAGCGGCCCGGTATTTGTCGACCGCGGTCGCCAGCGCAGGGTCTGCGCCTTCGTCCGCCATCTTGCCCAGCGCACGGTCCATCGCGTTGTCGACTGCGCTGGCGGCAGCACGATATGAGTTGCCAAGATTCTTGTCGCCTGCACGGTACGCGATGTCCGACTTGTTGCGCAAATCCTTGACAACCTCGATTGCCGACGCCGTCTTGGCACCCGCTACGCGCAGCCCTTCGATAGCTTTGATGATCGGGTTCTCGGAGAGAACCTTGTAGTCTTTGCCCCCCTCTTCATAGGGCTTGCTGATCGCGTCAAGATCCCGGAGGTATTGCCCGTCGTTGTCGAACTCCCCAACGTCCTTCACGGCAGCGTAGTCTTGGCCAGCCTCCTTGCGAATCTTGGCAGTTGCTTCCGGCGTCGCGGGCACATCGTCCGGCAGGCCAACATCTTCGCGGGCCAGCCGGGCGGCGTTCTCCGCGTTGTGGGCAGCGAGATTCTGTGCTGCTCGTGGCCTGCCAGCCATCGTCTCCGCGACTTGAGCGGTAGTACCCGCCTGCGCCGCTTTCGCTGTCAGCTTGAACCCCGCGTCGTGAGCTGCCCGGATGCCCTCGAGTTCAGGTGTCGCGAGCTTGGCAGCGGTGTACGCAGCCTGCGCTCTTGGGGTTGCAGACTCCTTGACCCCCGCGATCGCCCGTTGGCCGCGCGCCTGTTCTGCTATGCCGCCATAACCGTGCAGCGCCCCGGCCAGACCTGGAAGAGCTTGTGCCTGCGCCAGCACTGGGGCAACGTACTTCTCCGTCAGTTCCTGTCCATAGGCTGACGGTGGCTGGTACATCGCAGTGCTCAGTTCCTGGCCGATGACTTGCTCTGGGTTTGTGAACTCGGGTGTGGGGAGTCCTCTGAGTTTCGACTCCACATACCCCACACCTTCCCCGCCGGCAGTCGCCAAGGCCTTCAAGCCACCGCTGGCCAGCGCAGGGAAGAAGTTCGTGAGCCCTGCAGCGACGTTCAGGCCCAGTTCAACCGACCCCGCGATACGCTGAAGGGCTGTCGGTTCAGCCCGCGGCGTCGGTGCCGCCTGCTCGCCAAGTCCGCGGGGAATCTGCCAGCCGGTGCCGCGGATCTGTTCCGCTTTGGGGGTGACGCGCGCGGGTGCAACTGGCGCGGCGGCAGGCGCAGGCGCACTATCGAACGGATCAACGATCCCTTCGGCCTTGGTATCGAACGGGTCGACGATCGCCGGCATTACTGCCCACCGTATTTCTTTGCGTAGTACGCTTGAAGGTCAGCTTCTGATGCTGTTGGATTGGCTACTTTTGCCTTTTCCATGAACTGCTGCAGCGTAGGCTTCGCCGCTGGCGCAGCGGCAGCCGGCGCGGCAGCTGGTGCAGGCGCCATAGCCGCCGCGACCGGGCCACGCGGCAGTTTCGCTACCTCTCGCTTGGCCAGCGCGACATCGTTTTGTGCCCTGGTAACGGCATCCTCAAACGGTTTCCGTCTATCTGGGGGTGTGGTGGGGGGCAGACCGGAAACCATCTCTTCTGCTTGACGGAGATACCCCTCCTGCTGCCTCACGTTCATCTCTAACGCCGCGCGTGCGTCTTTGTCTCGTTCAGCTTGAACTGCTGGAGAGACATACCGGTTCGGGTCGATGCGAGCCGACTCTGCTGACCCCGCTGACGAAGTTGTTGGCGCAGCCGCCACGCCAGCCGCCACAGGGCCTGGAGCGCGGGCGGGGGTGGGGGTGGGGGTGGGGGTGGGGGCGGGAGCGGGCGCTGGCGGCGCCACGCGGCCTGGTATAAGGTCATCGACCACTGCGCGGGACTTCGGAGATAGCAGGTTCGGATAGCCGGTAGTGGTCCCCATTCCGCGCTTCCACTGGTCATCGAGAGAGTCAATACGCGACGCGAGCAGATCTGCGGCCGTTGCAAGAGCCCCCTTCTGCATCTCTGGTGACAGTGCTGAACCAAACTTCTCTTTCCAGTTCCGTGCCTCGATCTCCGATGCGCCAACTTGTCTGAACACACGCATCAGCTCGTCGCCGACAGCAGTAGCCGCGAGGTCGACGTTGTTTACGCGGGGATCACCTTTCAACTCAGTAGCTAAAGTGTTCAGCACCGCATTTATCTTCGGCTGGTCTTTGTTCTTCTGGGCTTCGAACAGATCCTGCAAGGACGCCAAGTGACCGATAGCGGTATTGATGGCGGTGACGTTGCGCGCGGCGACGCCAGACGTGAAGTCCTTGCGCACTCCCGCCTTCGTCCCGTAGTCTTGCTGGCTGTAACCGGCGTCGTACTGCGCGACAGCCGCAGTGATCGCTTCGCGCCTTCCGTTTCTGACGCTGACGTTCTCCACCTTCTCTCGGCCATCGACGATAGCGCGGACGGTGGTCTGGTCTTGCGGCTCGAGGGTGGCCAGAAAATCCGGCCCGGTTTTCGTAAAGTCAGCTCCAGGTAGCAGGGCCCCTCCGCTCGCGCTCTTCGGCGGTGTTTTCCACAGCACATTCGCCCGCGCTTTGAGCATATCGATCCTCGCTCGCGCTTCCTCGTCTTGTAGTGCGGTGGTGCGCTTCGGTGCACCGGGGAAAAGACCCATGTCCTGCATCGTGATCGCGCCTTGCTGGTCCGTCATGTTGTTCTCGACGGCGAACCGGTGGATCGCAGCCATCTTCGCGCTGGTGGCGTCCATCTTCAAGCCCGCGGCTCGCGTCACGGCGACAGCCCGCAACCGGTCGAGGTTGGCGTCGTTCTCCTCTTTCGTTTCTTTTCTACCCGCAGCCAGTTTGGCAGCAAGTTCCGGGTGCCCGAACGCAGTGTCGAGCGTAGCCAGGTGGCGCATCCTGTCGATAGTTTGTTGGATGCTGATGGGAACGATCTTGCCTTCGACGCTGCCGTCCTCCGTCATGGGGGCATCGTAGTAGAGATTCTGCCCATCGGGCCCGATCTGGTCCGTCACGACGCGAACAACAGGAAGCAGTTGGTCAGGGTTACCTTGGGCGCCGTTCTGCGCCAGCGCGGGCACCGCATCGACGATGCTCTTGGAGATGACGTTGCCGCCGTGCGCGCTGGGCTGGCCGAGGCCGCGCTTCAGCTCTGGTGTCATCAGCACGTTGAGCGACCGCAGGGCCAACGGCATGTTGTTCGATGAAAGCGCGGTGTTCGCATCCTTGATGGCCTGTGGAACTTGCGCCCACTCTTCGTCCTTCATCCCTGTCATGGCTGCGTGCATCCGGGCCAGATCCGCGCCTGGTACTTGGTTGATGTTGACGTCGCCGTTGAGCAATCGCGATGCCAGATCCCGCCCCTGCTGACGCCACCCATGCAAATTCTTGAGGGCTTGCGCGTGCCTCGTACCCATTTCCGGGGTGATTTGGCCGCCGCCAGCCTCGGCCATGGCGGCCTCTTTCTCCGCGTCATCCAACTCTGCCGTGGCGTACTTCGTCCCGAACTCGATGTTGGCCCGCTCGTTGGCGTTTCGCGTGTTCTTCTCAGTGAAGTCCTGTTGCTGCTGCGCGAGCTTGTCCTGAATGGTCTGGTGCTTCTCCAGCAGATCAGTTCGACGCCGCGCTTCCGCCTCGGCGTCGAGCTTCAAGCCCATGCCGAAGCCGGACTCGATACCTTGGACTGCTGCGTTGTAGATGCCGGCCATGTGTGATCCTTACCTGCTGAACAGGCCGCCTGCGATTGCGCCGAGAGCACCGCCGATCAGCGTTCCTACCCCGGGCCAGACAGAGCCCATCGTGGCTCCAGAAGCTGCACCTGCCGCGGCGCCGCCGCCAGCGGCCAGCGCTGTGCCTACAGCCATCCCGCCGGCTGCACCAAGCGTCGAACCAAGTTGAATCTTGCCCTGCTTCTCAGCCTGCTTGTTCATCTCGTTCTGGATGTTGCGCCTGTTCTCCTGCTCGGCCGCGTTGCCGAGTTCGGCCATACCCTGCCGCTGCACGTCGGCGCCGTAGCTGGCCAAGGAAGCACCCACACCAAAGTCTCTTTGAGGCATGTCATCCTCCTATCGGTTGGCCGCCGACTGGCGCTGGGTTCCCGATGATGGCTTGTTGCCGCTGCCGGGTGATGTCGCCTGCGATGTTCTGGGCGCCAACGTCGGCCAATGACTTGCCCAGACCGTAGGATCGCGTCTGAGCCTGTTGTTGCTCCGGGGTGAGCGTTACCCCCAAGGCACCCAAATGGCGAGCTGTGGAGCCCGCCTGCGCGGTGTAGGCGTCACTCACGTTCTGGCTGGCCTGCGACATCGCGTTCGTCACGACACTGGGATCCGTGGCGTACTTGATCAGCTGGTTCTCGATCGGCACGAAGGTGCTGACGTAGTTCGCCCACTGGTCGCGCGTCAGGGCAGCGTAGGTGTCGCCAGCGTAGGTCTTCGACCCGGAGTTGATGCCGTAGAGATTGTTCGTGCCGGTAGGCGCGGGCTTGTCGCCGAAGCGTACGGGCATGATCGCACCGAGGCCCCATTTAAGGCCCTCGTTACCGCTTCCCCCAACTGTTGTCGGCTTGACCCACGAGTTAAGCCCGGATGAAGGCTCTCCGTTGACCAAATTCTGCGTTGCCGATGGGAGGCCGGTTGCGATAGGGTTGACCATGTCAGCCTCCTGTCCACGCCGACGGGTTATTCACGCGCGCGTCGGCAGGACCGTATCCCCCAGGCACAGACCCGAAGCCGGTGGGCGCCGATGGCTGACCGAAAGCCTTGAACCCCTGCTGCATCCCGTACCCAGCGAACTGCGCCCCCAAGCCCACTTCCGTGGCCCGGTTCTGTGCAGCAATAGCCGCGTCAGCCTCTGCTTGGTGCGCGCTCATCGTCGCTTGACTGGCCATCTGGTTGCCGACCTGCGCCCGTTCGCCGCGGCCCGTCGCCATGAGCGCAGTGAGGCCCTTGGTGTAGGCGTCATCGACGGACTGGTCGGCCATCATGCTGCCCAAGCCCTTGGACTTCGCGGCGTCCCCGGCAAGGCCTGTGGTGCTGGCGATGAAGCCTTCGGATCCCGGCAGCGCGCCGGCGTTGGTGCGGCTCGCCTCGACCTTGTTCTGTGCGTTGCCGAACGCGATCGCATTGTCGGTGCTGGCGCGGCCGATGGCGCCACGGCGCTCTGCAGACCCGGGCTTGCCCATTGACTCGATGTGCGCCGCCAGGTTCTGCTGGACAGGCAGCCACCGCTGCTTGTAGTCGGCCATGAGGTTCATGGCGTGCTCGACCTGGGCGCGCTGTTGCGGGGTTTCCGCGATCTGCCCTTTTCCACCGCTCATCGTATGGCCCTCACGAATTCGTCCGATCCGCGACGGCGCCACTCTGGCCTGAGCCGTCGTCCCCAACCTCTGCGCCTTGACTGAAAGGCAACTTGGCTGGCGCTCAGATCGCGCCCGATTCTGTCGAGTGCGGCGTCCTGCCTCTCGTATGCGCCGTGCCTGAAGGCCACGCCCAGCCACACAAAAAGCTCAAGAGCGTCCCCGTGCGGTCGCAGGTCGAAGACGAGCATTCCGTCTTCGCACGCCACACACATTGCTTGCTCTGAGGCGCATTTTGCCTCAAGTTCTGCGATTTCGATAGGTGTCGCTATTCCGGGCCGCAAACCGGCGCAGACATGGCCGATGAAGGTAGGCTCCTCGATAGTGAACGTGGTGCCTGAGATCATGGCACTGAGATCGTTGGATCCCCCGTAACGCCGTCCCCGTGGAGGACCGTCACCCCGCCGCCACTCGGCGTGATGATCTCTCGGGTGACGAGGTTGGCGCCGATCTTCACGACGATGCCGTCGGGCTGATTGAGAAGCCCGTGTATCAGCTCCAGCGCTTCGCGCACCAAGCTGAAGCCCACGGGCATGAAACCCTCGTAGCTCGAGTAGACACCGGGGTACTGCAGGATCGGCCAGCCAGGCGCAATGCCGAGGCTGTCCGTCCCGACCGCGACCCCCAGCGGGATCGCGACGTTGGTGTAGTCCGGCCGTTGCGTCGGGCCGTCGATGCCGGCGTACACCGGGTTGCCGTGCGTGAACACCGCACCGGAGATCTGCAGCACGCCGGACTGCTGCACGGTGACAGAAGCGTTCTGCGCCGCGGCCACTGTGGCGACGCCGATCACCCCGTAGATTGCATTCGGGTCGTTTGGGTTCACCGGGCGTACGTGGCCGCTCGCCGACATGAACACGGGGTCGTACTTCGCGATCACCTCGTCGGCGGTGTACGTCACGACGTTCTGGCCTACGGCGGCTTGAAGTGACGTGACCGCGATAGCCAAGCCCGCCACCTGCCCTTGCAGCGCAGCGACGGTCTGCGTGGCCGCGGTAGCGTTCACCCCGGTGTTCTGCAAGAGGGTGACTGCGGCCTCGAGGAGCTCGACCCGCCGGCGGGCGTTGCTCACCGCAGCCTGGACACCCCGGAGATCAAGTCGGCCCGGTGTCGTGATCGACGGGGCGCCGAAGGTCATCAGGAAATCTCCGCGATGTCTTCCGCCACCTGCATGCTGCGCACAGTCGAGGTACCGACGAACTCGAGCTCCAGCGCGGCGTAGGAGTCGGCCTCGGCCAAGGTGAACTCCGTCTCGCTGGTGACTACGACCTCATCGACCTGCGCCCCGTTGCCGTACACCCGCGCCACGAGGTTGCTGAAGTCGCCGGCGCGAACCTGCGCGATGCTGAACCAAGCCGGGTGCTCGAGCAACCAGAGCTTGCTCCGGTAGCGGTACTGCATCAGCACGCTCTTGTTGCCTTCGAACTGTGCGATCGTGATGCCGTTGGCTGTCGGCTGGGCACTGGGCCTTATCGGTAGGCTGGGGTCATCCGGCTCATAGTTCTCGTCGAGCACGAGGTACATCTTGTCGGCGATCGGATCCACGTAGGCTGCGCAAGCGTGGAAAGCCATCTCCACGATGCCGAACCCGTTCTGCTTCATGTCGACTGCGTAGCATCCGCGAGACGACCCGGATTCCCAGAACAGGAAGTAGATGTCGTTGTGCGACACCGCGCGCATGCTGCTCGGGTTGAGCGTCTGCCATTGCTCGCGTGTGAAAACGCTGTCGGTGAGATTCTTCACGACGCCGATACCTTGGACCGCCATGAGCCCGTCCGGCCCGGCGAAGGTCACGCCGATGTTGGCGAGGTAGGCGAAGCTGTTCTTGCTCGAGGCCGCCTGCGGCACTTCGAACTTGTTCATGCTGTAGGCCGACGGGTCCGTACCGCTGGCCACGTACACGAAGCTCTCAGTGCCGATCACGACCGTCGTGTCGACGTTGCCGATGCCCACGATATTCGTGTCCGTACTGAGTCGATTGCCTAGAGGCCAAGCGTGCGGACTGTTCTTCGCCGACAGGCAGAGCTGGTTCTTGCTGAACCCCGCCATCACACCGTTGGGCAGCGCGAGGATGCCGCGCAGGTCATCCGGCGGCAGTTCCCAGTCGGAGGTCGCCAGCACTTCACCAAGTTGTTCGTCCGTCAACACGTCAACGTAGGCTGCCGTCGCCAGCGGGATCTCAGCGACGAAACGGAAGACCGTGCCGGTGTTCCCCGTGGCCGCGCGGTAGATGCGCTTCGTCGCGATGCCGTAGGTGCTGCTGATGCCAGAAGCCAGCCCAGTGGGTGTCGTCACCGTCACGCTCACACCATCGGGGCGCAGGACCGTTGCACTGGGCAGGCTCGGGCCGCTCTCTTCGCCGATGTCGTTGACGTAGGTGAAAACGTAGCTGGTGGCGAGAGTCAGCGGCACATAGCTCGACGCCCCGCTGGCTTGGACGTGGTAGTTGTCGTAGTTGGTGATGAACCGATACGGCGCGTCATCCCCGATGGCATTCACCATGCCGCAGTAGTCACCACGAAGCACATTCACCGTGGCGACAACTGTCGTGATCTGGCCGCTACCAGCGTACAGCCCAGCCGTCACTGTGGTTGTGCCATCGCTGTTGAGTATCAAACTCGCGGTCATCGTGTACCAGATGTTGGGCGATATCGACACTCGCGCAGACCGCGAAGCCTCGGTTGAGCCGTAGAGATCCCAAGCGGTTGTCGTGCCAATCAGCAATACCCCCAGCCCATCGCCCCCAGACCCTTGCTGGTACATGACTTTCACGCCGACGCCGCCCACCGATGCACCGAGGATCATGCAGGCTTGCAGGATGTTGGTACTGGAAGAAGGAGGGATGCAGAAGTCAACGCTGGCTTGCAGGATCTGTGACGCGGCGACGCCGAAGTTCCTGTATGCGTAGGGAGCTTGTCCTGGGTTATGCACCTCGTCGTAACTGAACCGATAGCTGGGCGCCGGGTTTCCAAACGCGGCGTCCTGTTCGACGAGCGAGAGAAGCCCAGCCCCCGTGCCTATCGGAGAGGCCACCCAGTTCGTTGCGAGACCGTCGCCAGCGTCAAGAACATTGATCGAGAACGACGACGGCGTCGGATCGATGCCCGGCACGACAGTCGGCACGCTGTCGGGGTTCGGCACGCCCAGCGGCCTGGTGGTCACTGGGTACGGTTGCGCGCCGGTGGTCGCCATCGCGTAGTTCGTGAACCGCGGCACGTCCATGCCGGTGATGTACGTCCGATAGGTCGTGTCGCCGGGGATCGCGCCGCGAGCGTAGTTGAGGTCGAGATCCGACGACAACCATGCGTTGTTCATCAAGAAGATCGACCTCACGGGCCCCGTCCGCACCAACGTCTGCGTGTTCGCGAACTGCTTCCACGCGGTCAGGTCGCCTGACAACAGCCGGCAGTTCACTGCCTCTTGCGCGCCGCTCTCCGCTAACGCTCGAGGCGTGAGTCGCGGAACTTCACCGCGGAAGGAATCGATGACGCGCTTCACAACAGTGCTTCCATGCTGAATAGGATCTGGGCAGAAGTACCCCACTCACCAAGAACAGAGATTTCGCCGTTGTCCCACGCGTATGCGTGCGGAACCAAAGCAACAATCTTCTTCGACAGTGCCTCTGATGCCGGCGTGTATGTCCCTGCAGACAGGGCGATTCCGTACGGTTCTAGGATGAACGGAACGTACAGCGGCAACAGGAAGTCAGCCGTCTCAGGAAGAGTCTCGTTGCGCCACGCGCGTAGTACGCGGTTCGCTTTTCTGTAGACCCCCTGAAGCGGTACTTTCACAACGCCGTACTCGACGAAGAAAACCACTTCTCCGTCGCGCATCCCAACCAAGGCATTCTCTGCAAGGAACACGGGGATCCCTGCATAGCTTGTGACTGGGTTGCTGTTTGGGATGAATCTGAGTTTTGCTTTCTCAACCCCAGTAGCTTCTTCGGCGGTTATTCTTCTCATGGTCCCGGGCCCCACTCGAGCGTTCCTGACAGCTCATCTATTGGCGTCTGTATGAAGTGGATTGTGTTCGCAGAAGGCAGCCCATCTACCGTAGCAGTTAAAGTGCCTCTTCCAGCAGTTGCTGTGAAGAACTGAAGCAGAACCCACCCATTGGAGGACGATACTATGAACGGGGGATCACCAGCGTTTGTTGGCGTAAATACAAGAGTCCATACAAGCACTTGCGCGACCCACGCTTCTAGCCCTGCATAGGCTGAAGAGTAGGGGCCTGGCCCGCCAAAGTTTGTTCTGTACGGGACTCCCTTTAGGCTGTCAATGGGATCGAACCACCCTATGAATTCAGTTCCTAGAGGTGGAGGTACCAGCCTAACCGTGATGACGTTCGACTTCTCGCCGGTACCACGAGTGACGTTAATCACGGCGGGATCGCCGGTGAAGTTCACGACGCGAACATTGGGGGCGCCGAGGGCAGCGCCTTCACTTTGCCATTGGATGGACAGCGGGAACAGCGGTGCTTCAGCTGCAGGAAACCCAGCGACAGGGGTTATCGCGTAGGTCATTTGTCATGCCAAGGTGATTGTGATCGTGTTGTCGCTAACACCGCTTCCGCCACGCACGACAGTGAACTGCGTCCCGACGAAGTTCACTGTGTCTGCGTCCGGTCCACCGAGGTTCACACCGTTCCACTGGAACTGGATGTAGTTCGGGAAGTCTTCCGTGGTGGCGGGGGTGAAGCCTGCAACGGGCTGTATGCCGAAGGTCATGTTTACCTCCCGAGAACGAAGGCCCGCGGTACGACACGCTGCGATCCACTGTTGAAATTGCGCTGCACTTCAGCGCGGCCGTTGCTGACAGCAGAGTTCCAGATCGTCTCGTACTTCTGAGACATCTTCTGGTCTGTCCACGGCTCGCCAGGCATGCGCAAGAGGTGCATCAGCGCGCCGGCCTCGATGCCCGTGCTGTACTTCTTCAGCGGCTCGGAAGGGATCTGCGCCACCTCGTCTTTCGGTTGGATCGCCACCATCACGGTGAGCGAGTAGACCTTGTCGGGGATCTGGTATAGCGCGAACTGGGCTTCAGGGATGTACTGGTAGCCGCGAGGCCGCGCCGCCGGTACGTTCGGGTTCCACCGCGACGAGTCCGTGGGGAAGATCGGGAAGCCTTGCGGTTTCGACCCGGAGTTGTCGATGCCCGACATCGCGACGATGGCGATGATCTCGGTGTACGTGTCGCTGCCGAGGCTGTACGTCTGCTGACCCGCTACGGTAGCCCCAGGGATCGCCAGGCGCAGCCAGCGTGTCTCGGCGCACCAGTCGCGCATTGCCTTCACGTAGGCCCGTCTGAGGGTCGTGCTGGGGCATCGGCGCGCTACCAGCGCTACCGGCGCGAGCTGGTCGAACACATTGACTTGGCTGGTCATGTGACCCCCGGTGTTTGCGAGAGCTTCGGCGCGACCGCAACCTGCGCTTGGGACTTGAGGCCCAGCGACAGGCGCCACTCGTTCATGTAGCCTGAGTATTTCGTCAGATCCTGCTTCTTGCTGTTCTTTGCGTAGGCCTTGGCCAGCACGAAGCAAGTCAGCGCACTCTGGTAGAAGTCGAGGACAGGCAGCAACTCGCCGCTCGAGCCTGTGAGCGCTGCCGGCACGGCGCCGTAGGTAATGCGGACGCTGCCTGCGCCGTCGTTGGGCGGGAACACGTAGAAGCGGTACGGCGTGCGGGGATCCGCCGCGTAGTTCTCGACGATAGTCTCTCGCGTGGCTGCCGGCCAGAAGCGATTCTCTTCCTGCAGCAATGCGAGATCGGTCTGCGTGATCGCGCGACCCGTGCTCGCGTTGTCCGTGATGTCAATCAACGCAACGCCACCATCAGGCAGCTGCTGGGCAATGCCGGCCACGAGCGGGCAGAAGGCCTGCACCGTGTACATGTCCGGCTTGACGAACGCCGTCGCGCGTATGCCCTCGTTGAGGTATCCCACCAGGTCAGAGTGGCTCCATGTCTGTCGAGCAACATCCAGCAGCGTGATGCTCGCGCTGTCAAGGATGGTGTCGACAGTGATGGCCATGTCAGACCAAGCTGTGGTCAGCCTTCAGAACGCCGGCGTCTTGCGCCAGTTTGCGCACCTGCACCTTGATGGCGTTGCCGTGCGTGCTGGGGTCGATAACGGTACCGAACTCGTTGAAGGCATACGCGATCAGTTCGTCCTTCGTCGCCGTGGCGAGGTCGAACGCTTTGACCTTGGTGCTATCGAGAACCAGACGTTCCTGCCCGCGGAACTCCGTCTTCAGGTAGGTCAGCCGGTCAGCGTGAGACGCCGACAGCACACCGTGGTATAGACGGTACTTGGGATGCGTTCGCAACTTCGGGACGTTCGGCACCAGCCTGGCGTCATCGATGTTGATGAGGAAAGGGATCGTCTTGTCCTGCTGCGGGCGGGTGTGCTGCGACAGGGCGGCTTCTTGTGCGTCGTTGATCATCGGGATTCTCCGGGGTGATCGGGGATTACTTCTTCTTGCCGAACGGCGGGGCCTTCTTGCCCTTCATCTGGCTCTTGTCGAAGGCTTCTTCCTTCTTCGACCCTTCCTTGCCGCGCATCTTCGATTCCTTGTCCTTGCCGGACTTCTCGAAAGGCATCTTGGCCATGGGGCTCTCCTGGTCAGTAGGTGGAAAACCGGCGCCAAAAGAGGCGCCGGTAACCTTGCGCGGCTTGGCTATCACGCCCCCGCGGGAACGCTGCCCGACGGCCCGAAGGCGCGCTTGCCGCCACCGCTGGGACCGCCGGCCGTCTGGTTGGTCGCGATGGTCCCGCTGGGGTAGCGGGCCTTCGCCTTGCCGCCAGCCTTGGACTGCTCGTTCTTGATGGTGTCCGGCGGCGACTTCACGTCCATGCCGGGGGTGTACGGGTTGCTGGTCTTCATGTGACTTCTCCGGTGAGGTTTGAAGATGGACAGGGGCTGAAGCCCCCATCCTACTCCGGTCAGGACTTCTTGACGACGGCCGTACCAACGTACTTCGGGCCGATCGTTTGGAAGCCGAAGACCATCAAGCCGCGGACGATGTACCCGAAGTCATTCGGGTTGTTGATCATCTCGCACTCGACGATCTGCGACGCGAACGTCAGGCCGGCGCTGTGGCCGAACATGACGTAGCTCGCCGGCCCGGGGCTGGTCTGCGACAGCAGGTTGCGCGACTGGTACAGCGTGAACCGATCGATCTCGCCGACCTTGCCGTTGCGCAGGATCGAAACCCCGTCACCAGCGAGAGAAGCGATTCGCAGATCCGACTTCTTGATCAGCGCGATGAACCACGGCGGCACGACCATCCAGCGACCTTCATCGCTGACGTTCTGCTCGTCCATGACCGTGCCGCAATCGACGATGAAGTCGACGACAGTGGTCTTGCTGACCGAGACGGGGGTCGTGGAGTCGCCCAGGTCGATCGTGGAGTCCACACCCGCGAACGGACCTTGGTTGTCCGCTGACACTTCGGCCGGGATCGTCTGCAGCACGTCCTGGTCGACGGCGATGCGCAGCTGGATCGACCCGTCGTTGGCGAAGACATCCGCCATGTCGAGGTCCGATTGCCGCATGTCGACGGTCGACAGTGCCACCGCGAACGACTTGGCCTGGTCGATGGCCAGCGTCACCGAGTTGCTCGTCGGGTACTGCGCGCTGAGGCCTGCGCCCACCACGTAGTTGCTGACGGTCACGTCGGGGATGGTACGAATCTTGACCTGCGCGCCGAAGCCCGCGATCTCGCCTTCGTAGTCCGTGCTGGCGATTTCGCCGAAGCACGTCGTCTTGTAGAACTTCTCGACCAGCTTGCCCGAGTAGATCTCCGGGCTGAAGTTGACTGCGCCTGCCGGACCATAGTCGGGAAGGCCTGATGCGATTGGAACGCCCATGAGATTTCTCCTTGAAGAGCGTCACACCCTACCGGGGTGCGCGGAGCTTCAACCGGGCCTCGAAATCCACACGCTCTTTGTCCGTAACCTTCCTGAGTGACGCTCGTTTGTAGTAGTCCTTGATCTCGGCCGCTGTGGGCGCGAGAAGACCTGCTGCATTCGAGGGCGCCGGGCCGCCGCCATCGCTGGCGCCTGATCCGTTCGCCGATACCGGGGGTGGGGATGGTGCCTTCGACTTCAGAAACGCTTTGAACATGCTGCCCACCTTGATGGCGTCCAGCTTGCCAATGTGCGCGTCCAGAATCGATTGACGCTCCATGCCTGTCGACTCATCGTCCTGCGCCAACCACGCTTTCCAGTCGTCGCCCGCGTCGATCGCTTCGTAGGTCGGGACCAGCTCTGCGAGCTTGTCCGTGAACCTGTCCTTGCGGGCCTTGATGTCCTGCTCCCGGCTGTTCTGGGCCGACTCTCGCAGCGGTTTGATTTCCGCGTTGATGGCGTCCGATATTGCCTTCCGAACAGTCACAAGGTTCGCATTGGCGATCGCTGTGGCTTCTTCTTCGCCCAGCAATTTGATCTGTTCGGGGGTGAAGAACTGCCCCAGATCGACCTCGGTGCCTGGCGTCTGCGTGGTCTGCAGAGCATGAATCTGCCCCTGCAACTCAGAGATCCGTTGATGGAAGCCGTCTGCGTCGGTCTTTCGACCTTGCCGTTCCGCTGCGAGCACCCCAGCCGTCACATTGAAGCGCTGCTTCCAGTAGGCTGGGTCACTCTCTCGGGGGTCTACCGCGGGAGGTTTCGGTTCAACGGGGTTTGCAGCCCCCGCGTTCGGCTCGGAAGCCGGCGGCGCGTTCGGGTCTGCGGGATCTGTCTTCGATTCGTTTCGGGCTTCTATGTGCGCCTTGATGGCGTTGGACATTTTCAGCACGGCGCGAGGAAGGCGCGTTTCGTTCTGGGCTGGTGTAGCCTGCATTTAGGACTCCACGATCCAAGGCCGCCATCAGGCGTCTGGGGTTCGCACAGGATGCGGAGTACGCGATTCCCGAGTTACGCAGCCAGCCGAGACAGCGCGGGCGCTGTTTGCTGGTTACGGGTTAGCCGTGTCTGAGCTTCGGTGATGTCAGCGATGATCTCGCTGAGTTCCATCGCCCTACCCTGCGCGCGGAGGATGGTGTCCGCCGGCGCAGCGCGGAGCGCTGCATCGTTTTCAGCCAAACGGGCTTTGAAGAGCTCGAGCAGCAACTGACCATCCGGTGACTTCGAGAGTCGCGCCAGAAAGCCGAGTTGGGTTCCGCTCAATTTCATGGTGCGCAGTGTACTCCGTAAGTAAGCACTTGCGTCAATCCTCTAGCAGCAGCCGAATTGCGAGTTCTGCTGCCCGACGCTGATTGCGGGCTTTCAGATCGCGCGCCTTGGCAATCGCTTCTTGAGCCACCTTTTCAGCTTCTGCTTCCTGTACAGCACTGCGAGCCTTCGTGGCTTCCGCCCGCACCTTCGCAGCCTCTTCCTGCGCTGTCTTGGCTGCCTGCTGGGCGACGGCTACTGCCTGTTTCAGCGAGGCAACGATCTCTGGTTCCGGTTGAACCTCCTCGACCGGTTCGGCTACTGGTTTCGGCGCCGGCGCCGGCTCGACCGCTGGCCGCGCGCGCGAAGCCTTCTTGGGCGCGGCGGCGGGTTGCGGCGCAGCTTCCGGTGCAGGGAACCAGTCATCCAGGCCCAGGCCGCGCGCGAGCCGCGCCCTGATGCCAAGAATCGGCTTCGGCGCACCCGGCATGTTCGTGATTTCGGCCGGTAGAGGTTCTTCTGGTGGTTCAGGCTTCTTGAGGGGCCTGAACTTGACGTTGCGCCCGTAGAACCCATGCTCGAGCATCTCTTCCGGGGTGAGCGCTTCACCCTGCTCTTCCTCTTCGCCCTCTTGCGCGTCGAGCAGCGTGACGAATTCGTTGACGTGACCTGTCAGCGCGCCCAGCTGCTCTGTGGTCTGGTTGTCCGATAGCGTGACGGACTCGTCATAGCGGAGATCGATATGGGTGTGGGCCGACTGCTCGTCCACCAAGGAGATCGAGTCATCGAGCCTGCCGGCAGCGACGAGCTGAGTAGCTTGGTTGTCCGACAGCGCGACTGAATCTGAGATGAAGACGGCGTAGTCAGAACGAACAGCCGAAGCGTCCGTCAACGTGACAGCTTCGTCTCTTGTGGTTGCGTAGCCCCCGATTTGACTGTCCGTCAGCGTGACGGATTCAGCTCGGGCCGCCGGGGTAACCCAAGCTCCGGTCTGGTCGTCTGTCAAGGCAACGGTTTCGGCTTCGACGACAGCGTAGCCACCGGCTTGACTGTCCGTCAGCGTGATGGCCTCGTCTTGGGCAGCCGAGGCAATCAGCAAGCCCGTCTGCGTGTCGGTGAGGACGACCGTTTCTTCTGTGCGGTGGATCGCTTCAGTGACTTGTTCGTCGGTGAGCGCAACGGTTTCGTTCTGGGCTGCGGAAGTGACCCACGCACCGCTCTGCGCGTCCGTCAGCGCAACGGATTCAGCTTGGGCGGCACCGGTAGTCCAGCTACCCGTTTGCGCGTCTGTGAGGGCAACAGACTCGTCGCGCGCGACCGGAGTACTCCAGCCGCCCGTTTGCGCATCAGTCAACGTGACAGACTCGTCCCTGACGACTGCATAGCCACTGGCCTGGCTGTCTGTCAGCGTGACGGACTCGGCTCGAGCTGCAGGGGTAGTCCAAGCACCAGTCTGCGCATCCGTCAGCGCAACGGTTTCAGCCTCGACTACCGCATAGCCACTGGCTTGGCTGTCCGTGAGCGTGACGGACTCGGCTCTGGCGACCGGTGTGGCCCAGCCCCCAGTCTGCGCGTCCGTCAGTGCAACGGTTTCGGCTTCAGCGGTGACGAAGACGGCTTGGGCTGTCTGGCCGTCTGTGAGGGTGACCGTTTCCTCGCCCTTACTCGCTGAATCCCCCGTCTGCGAATCTGTCAGCACGACAGTTTCAGCTTCCGCGGTGACGAAGATAGCTTGGACTGTCTGGCCATCTGTCAGCACGACAGTTTCGGCGTCGGTAGCAGCGAAGACCGCTCGGACTGTTTGAGCATCCGTCAAGGTGACGGACTCGTCGCGCACGACGGCGTAGCCACTGGCTTGGCTGTCCGTCAGCGTGACGGACTCAGCTTGAGCTACGGGGGTGGCCCACAGGCCTGTCTGCGCATCCGTCAGGGCGACTGTTTCAGCCTCGACGACAGCGTATCCGCTCGCTTGGCTGTCCGTCAGCGTGACGGATTCATCGCGCACAACGGCGTATCCGCTGGCTTGACTGTCCGTCAGCGTGACGGATTCGGCTCGAGCTGCCGGGGTGACCCACAGGCCCGTCTGCGCGTCCGTCAGCGCAACGGTTTCAGCCTCGACGACAGCGTAGCCGCCAGCTTGACTGTCCGTCAGCGTGACGGATTCGGCTCGAGCTGCCGGGGTGACCCACAGGCCCGTCTGCGCGTCCGTCAGCGCAATCGTTTCGGCCTCGACAACCGCAAAGCCGCCGACTTGACTGTCCGTCAGCGTGACGGACTCAGGCTCGGTGACAGCGAAGACGGCTTGAACCGTCTGGCCATCCGTCAGGACAACCGTTTCAGCCGTGGTGCTGCCAGCGGAAACTGGTTGGATCTCGAGCCAAGTGACCCGGACTTGTTGAGCTATGACGCCTGTCTGCGAATCCGTCAGCGTTACTGATTCATCCGTCTGGCCGGCGAACGCTTTAACGCCCGTCTGCGAATCCGTCAAAACGACGGACTCACCTCGGGCCGCCGCGGTAACCCAAGCGCCGGTCTGGCTATCCGTCAGCGTGACAGACTCATCCCGCTGGACATTGAATGTGTTCGCTGCTTCCGAGAACGCAGGCTCGACGGAGCGCGGCCGCGCGCGAAGATGCGGTGGCTTGAATTTGCCGGCGGGGATGCGGGGGTTGTTGCTGCTCATGCCGGCCTATCCATCGGTTGCATTGGCGCGGTGATGAGCTCGACGGCGGCTTGCGCGGGCAATGCGAGCAGCTCGACCAGGTCCGTCACCCAACCGCTCGTCGTGCCTGTAATCGTCACGTTTGTGGACGTCCACGACGAGACACCGCCGTTGGTGTCGTGTCCCTGCGCCTCTGCGGTTGCGTCTACACCACCGGTGCGGTAGGACATCCCAGACGGTGGGCTTTCGATAGTGGTGTCCACACTGCGATGGCCCACGAAGCCAACGAGCCACGAAGTGCCGTCGGTGCGAGTCATGGTCGCTGCAGCGTAGTTCACCGTGTTGGTCGTGCCTGCCCCAGCAGTCTTGAGTGTGCAGGGGGTGATGAAAGGTTCGCACCCTCGGTAAACGAGGACGACCATGCGCGAAGCGTTCGTCCACGTACCGGTTGCCGTATCGCCAGATCTGAGTCTGCGCCAACCGATAGAGATCGAGCACAGTGTGCCGTCAGTGGTGTTGGTGAGGTTGGTGAAGGTCGCTGGAATAGTCGGATTCGTCACGCTCCCATCGCGGAACGCAAACGCAATAGCTACGTCACCCGACTCAAAGCTCGGGAGGGTGCAGCTGTTCGTCCCTGCTGCACCACCAACGTAGCTGATCGTCATGGATCACTCATCCCAGTCGTAGTAGTAGTCGAGGATCTGCCCGTTTCCGACAGGGCAGATGATCCCGATTCCATTTGTAGTTCCTGCAGCAACGAGGATGCCCGTGTCACCGAATGTCCAGATCACACCGGAACCGATGGCAGCGCCGAGCGACGCCTGTCGCAGCGGTGATCCGACTGCGCCGTCTGCGGTGTGCCCCGCGAATCCAGTGCCG